TCATACGTGGTACACCGTGCCCCAGCGCATCGCGCCGCGGTTGAAGCAGTCGGCCGCGTGCTCGGCGGTCGCTTCTTGGCCGGCCCCGGCGCCGAGCGGGTCGAACAGAACGTACACGCGGACCGGCGTACCGGCGGCGACCAGGCGCACCCACTCCGCCGAGGCCGTAACGCGCACCTTGTACGTGTCGTCGCCGTAGTCGAGCCACGGGAAGCCGTTCCGGATGCGGATGCGGTGGCCGACGTACGGGGCGGGGGCGTCGTGCGCGCCGAGGTTCATCGCGTCCGCGAGCGCCCGCATACCCTCATCGATGCGCTCGACGCTCTCGTGTGGAAGTCGCGGCGGGACGTGGTAGGCGAGCAGCTGCGCCACGGTGAAAGCCTCGATGCGCCGTACGCCGGTCGCGAACCGAACGCCAGCGACGAATCCGGGGCCGGGCGGGGCGACTGTCTCGGGTGTGGTCACGGCCCTTTCACCTCCGCCCACACCGACTTGCCCATCGGGATTTCGTCGACTCCCCACGCGCCGGGGCACAGGTAGTTGAGGATGATCAACCCTCGGCCGCGGTCGCGTTCTTCGGACTCGGGGCGGGGCCGGGGCTGTCGGCGAACGGGGTCGTGTACCTCGATTCGCGTCCGGCTGTCGTCGGCGTCGAGCACGACGCGCAGGGAGTCGCCGGGTTCGGTGCCGTAGCGGATTGAGTTGGTGACCAGCTCGCAGGCGACCAGTACGGCGGCATCGAGGTGTTCGTCGGATGCGCCCGGAACGTGGTACGCGACGAACTCACGTACGAACTTCCGTGCTGCTGCGGCCGACTGGGCTTCACCGTCAAGTAACAGAATCGGCGGTGGGCCGACGGGCGGTGCGCAGCAGGCGGGCATATTGGCCCGCCATAGTTCGATCATGCGTGTCCCCTCACGGGTGAGCGCCAGAGCGCGCATGTATTTCGTAGCACGCTCCGGGCAGCTTTGACCTTTCGTCATGACAGATTGCTCTCTCGACTCTCCGCAGTGCAACCCTTGACGCCACTTCATAGAAATTTGCATATGCCCGTAGGAGGGTGACGCGGTGTGTTAAGTACGCAGGTGACAGCCGATGACGGGGCCGGGCAGACTGTCGAGCAAGCCGCCGAAGGGGAGGGGAAGGGAATGAGTGCGCCTACTGTGCGCCGTCGGCGCCTCGGTGCGAAGCTGCGAGCGCTGCGCGCCGAACTCACCCTCGAAGAGGTAGCCGAGAGGTCCGAGGGCCTGTTCGTGTACTCGAAGCTGTCGAGGAGCGAGACGGCGAAGAGTCCGGCCAAGGCGAAAGACATCGACGCCCTGCTCGACCTGTACGTCACGTTGGGCCGGGACGTGAGCGAGGAACTGCGCGCCGCGCTGCTCACGCTCACCAAGGAGGGCGCGCAGCGCGGTTGGTGGCACTCGTACAGGGGCGTCCTCACGCCCGTATACGAGGACTTGATCAGCCTTGAAGCTGAGGCCGAATCGGTCTCGTCGTGGCAGCTGGGCGTCATTCCTGGCCTGCTCCAGACCGGCGAGTACGCCCGCGAGCTGATGCGAGCAATGGCCATGTCTGAGGCGATCGAGGCTCGCGTCGATGCCCTGGTCGAGGTGCGCCTCGCTCGGCAAGCCGTACTTACCCGCGAGGACCCGCTCAGCCTGTGGGCGATCGTCTCCGAGCAGGCCCTACGCTCAACGTCCGAAGATGACGAAGTGATGCATGGACAGTTGGGCCGGCTGCTGTCCATGGGGAAGCGACCGAACGTGAACGTTCAGGTGTTGCCTGCCAACGCGCCGTTGCACGTCGGTCAGCTGGGCAGCTTCACCATCCTGGGATTCGGCCCCCATACCGACCTCGACGTGGTGCACACGGAGGGGTTGACCTCGGCTCTGTACGTCGAGGAACGCGAGCAGATCACCGCTCACCGGGACGCGTGGCAACGGCTGACCTCCGCCGCGCTCTCCGTCGAGGCTACGGCGGAATTGATCACAGAGATAAGGAAGAACGCATGACACATGTTGACGACTCCACCACCCTGCCCGTCACGTGGTGGAAGTCCTCACGCAGCGACAGCGGTACGCAGTGCGTCGAGTGCGGCATCGTGGATGCCGCGACGGTGGCCGTACGGGACAGTAAGGACCCGCACGGGCCCGCGCTGCTGTTCGGCCGCGCCGCGCTGTCCTCGTTCGCCGCGGCGGCGGGGGCCGGTGAGTTCGGCCAGATGTAGCGAGCCATACGCGCAACGACGGCCCGCCCCCGCTGCATTCGGGGGCGGGCCGTCCGCGTGCGGGCCCCGGTGGCGAGCCTACGGCGAGCCGGTCGTCGGGGGAACACGAAAACGCCCCCGTGCGGCCATAGTCGGCCGTACGGGGGCGTTGCTTATGCACGGGTGGCGAAGGTCCAGAGAGACAGGGCGAGGCCGACCAGGGCGACCAGGGCGGCGACGGACGGGAGCGGCCAGCGGGCCCGTTCGAGTGCGTCGAGCCGTGCGTCGTTGCGCTTCTGGCGCTCGGTCTCGCCTCGCTCGACGGTGTCGAGGCGGGCGTCGTGGCCGTCGAGTTGGCGGGAGTGCGTCTTGATCGCCTCGTCGGTCTGGTCGTGGCGCTGGACGAGTAGCGCGAGGGCGCCGTCGGTGCGGGTGAACCCGACCTCGATCGTCCGCCGGATGCGCTCCAACTCCAGTGCGACCGCGGCCGGATCGGACGGCGAGGGTTGGGTCGTCACGGCGCGGTGGTCTCCTTGTGGTCGTCGACCAGGCCGAGACCGAACCGGTCGAGCAGGGCCTCGACGACAGGCGAGGCCATGGCGCGGGCGATGACGCCGGCGACGGCGGCGGCCGTAGCGGCGGCGCCGACCAGCCACGGGGCCGCGGCGGCGAGGTCGCCGGAATCGGCGACGACCGCGGCGAGGGCGGGCACGACCGTGACGACCGCGGCGAACGTCTGGAGCGCGGTACGGGCGGCGCGGGTGTTCTTCGGGTTCATGGGGACCTCTCGGGGTGGGTGGGGCCCGCCCGGCGCGGTGCCGGGCGGGGTCGAGCGATCAGGCGACCAGGCGGCGCCACGTCTCCGGGCCGGGGTAGCCGTCGGCGTCGCTGCCGGTCCACCCCTGTGCGCGCTGGAACGCCCGCACGGCGTTGCGGTCGGCGTTGGACCAGGACGGGCCGGGGCCGACCTTGTAGAAGCGGCCGTATCCCTTGGCGACCAGGGCCTCGCCGAGACGCGTCACGTTGGCGTTGCGCTTGCCGGGGCCGAACGCGCTACGGCCGGGGAAGGCGGGCGGCTTCGGCTTGGGCTTCGGCTTCGGCTTGGCCGTGGTGGTCTTGCCGGGGAGGGTGCCGAGCAGGGACCGGAGCGAGGATTCCCCCGGTACGCCGTCGGCGTCGTCGCCGCTGAAACCGAGACTGCGCTGATAGGCCGCGTAGTTCTTCGTATCGGCGTCGCTCCACTCGGGGCCGGGGCCGACCTCGTACGCGTCGCCGTGTCCCTTGGCGACCAGGGCCTCGCCGACGCGGGTCACGTGACTGCCCTCGGCGCCGTAGCCGTAGGACAGGCCGTTGATGGTCACCTGGTAGCGGGCGACGCCCGTCGGCGCGGTGCCGCCCGTGGGCGGCTGGTAGCCCTTGGCGGGCATTCCGGCCTGTACCCATGCGTAGAGGCGGGGGCCGGGGCACAGGGTCGCGATCCCGTCGCGGTGCCCGCGCTTGGCGAGGGTGCGGCCGGCGCGCTGGCACGCCTCGTCGTACAGGGCGCGGCACGCGGCGAGGGCGGCCTCGCTCGGCTCCTGGTCGCCGCCAACGGCGATCTGTACGCCGATCCCGGACACGTTGAAGCCGGGGCAGTGCGCGCCCGTGCGGGTCCATCCGCGGCCCTCGTAGATGTTGCCGGCCTGGTCAACGACGAAGTGATAGCCCACCCCGGACCAGCCCTGTGCGAGGTGCTGCGCCTCGATGGCGCGGGGGACGGCGTAGCCGGTGCGGCCGACGTGGTGCGCTCCGTCGTAGTGCACGAAGAACTCTCGCCGGTTGGACAGGGGGACGTACGCCGGGCCGTCGCTGCGCGGGTCGTTGTCCCACGGTTTGGCGCCCCACGTGGCGCGGCTGATGATCTTGACGGACATGGGGTTGTCTCCAGACATGAGGAAACGCCCGGCGCGGTGCGCTCGGGCGTGCGGTGTGGGGCGTGGTGCGCGGGGGCGTCAGACCATGGCGAGGGCCATGATCGCGGGGTCGAGGCCGACCTCGCCGGTCGACTGGTTGACGGTCGTCGGTAGCGAGGTCTGTCCGCTCGGGATGCACCAATGGCGCTGAAAGGCGGTCGCGCCGAGGAAGAAGTTTCCGGGGTTGGCCGGCGCCTCGTTCTGAATGTGCATGTAGTAGAAATCCGTCGCGCCGCCGGCGGACATGAGGAACGCCGCCCAGTAGCGGCCCGGTTGAAGGGTCGCGGTCGCGGTGAGCGGTACGGGTACGGCGCCCACGTGGTTGTTCTTGGCGCCCGGCGCGGTGCCAGTGATCTGGCCGGCTTCTGGGAGGTTGGACACCTGGCCGGACGTGGCAATGCGCGATCCGGCCTCGTTGTAGATACCGGCGTAAAACCGTGCGGCCGGGACGAGTGCCGAGCCTCCCCACCCGCGCGCGTGGATCACCACCCGGTTGACCGGGGTCGGCTCCGTGATGTTGATCCCGGACAGGTAGATGCGGCCCACCACGGCGGCTTTCAGGGTCGGGTTGGCGACGCCGGCGGGGTCGACCGACCACGCCTGAAAGCCGAGACTCTGCGGGGTCCATATGTTCTTGGGGGCGGCCGTCGGCATCTGCGCGATGGGGAGTCGGGTCGTCGCGTCGAGGGACGCGACGCCGTTCGCGGCTGCTCGCGCAGTCGTGGCGATGGCGCCCACCTGGGCGGCGGTGTGCGTGTGTGCGGCGGTCGCCGCGCCTACGTCGGCCGCGTCGAGGACGACGACACCTGTCTCGCCGTTGACCGAGTCGACGGCGCCCCCGCCGGTCCCCTCGGGGAGCTGCGCGGCGGGTACCTTCCCGGACGCGTCCAGCTGGGCGACGCCGTTCGCTGCGCCCGGCGCGGTGGCCGGTACGGCGCCCACGTCGGCGGCGCCGAGGACGACCGCGGCGAGGGACTGCCCGTTGACGCTCTGGACGACGCCGGGCGCGCCGGCGGTGCCGGCCGTTCCCTGGTCGCCCTTGTCGCCCTTGGGGCCCTTGAGGTTGCCGACGGCCGTCCCCCACCCGGACGCCGTGCGTTGCCACACGTCGCCCGTGTCGACCCTGAGCAGCATGTCGCCCGGCTTCGTGAGGGTGCTCGCCGTGGTGCCGGTGTTCACGTACCAGGCGGCGCCGCGCACGTTCGGGGCCTGCTGTGCCCACGTTCCGGCGGTCTTCTGCCACACGGTGACGGTCTCGCTCGTGACGGCGAGGAACGTCGTCGACTCGCGCTGTACGTACAGGTCGCCGTCGAGGCCGAGGGCGGCCGTCGGTGCGGCGGTGCCGGTGTGGATGCGGCTCCCGACCGGTCCCGTGTCGCCCTTGACGCCCTGGGGGCCGACCAGGGATGCGAGCCACTGGGACACGTTGCCGGTGAACCCCTGCTCGACCGCGACCTCGTACGCGCTGTCGCCGCGTACAGCGACGTAGGACGGCGTCGAGGGGTCGGTCGGCGCGATGTCGGCGAGGTCGACCTCGGGCGACTCGGCCGGCAAGAGAATCTGATAGATCCTGTTCGCCGGTACGCCCGTGAGCTGTTCGGCGACCTGGTACGACCAGTCGCTCGGGTTCATGCCGGGCGCGTCGGTCGCCGGTAGGACGACCTCGAACGCCCCTGTGGAGTCGAGCGGCGCGGTAACGGGCCCGCCGAGGATCACGTCGTATTCGCCGAACGTGACCAGGGACGGGGCCCGCAAGACGACCTGTCCCGACAGCGCACGGCCGTCAGGGGTGAGGAACCGGCCCGTCAGTCGGACGGTCGGTATCCCCTCGGGGAGCGGCATCGGTGGGTTCCTCCATGGTCGGCGGTGCGTAGGGGTGGGGGTCGTTGCCCGGATCGGGCATTGCGCCGCTGCTCGCGGTGTCCGGGGCGGGGTCGGGCGCGGGCGTGGTCATGGGGCCTCCGCTGCGGTGAACGCGTTTCGGGTGTAGACGCCGAGACAGTTCGTCTGTATCGGGCCGTTGCCGGACCGTACGGAGTGCTTCAACCGGTAGTTGACGTGGTCCATGAACCCCTGTCGGACCGGCTTCGTGATCTGTCGCAGCGTCCAGCCGTTCGAGGTGTTGGCGACCCACGACTCGATCACGCCGTCGCTGTCCTCGAACTGCACGTCGGCCGTGGTCCCGGCGGGCGTGTAGGTCTCGAACGACGCGTACAGAACGCTGTTCATGAGCCTGGTCGCGCCGGTCCAAGCGGTTGTGGTGTTGGTGTTCGCGGTCTGCTGGCCGGCCGTCGACTGCATCGGGATGGGCATCGAGGGGCGGCCGAGGAATCCGTCGGCGTAGGCGTCATCCATGACGATGACCTCGCCGTCGCGCGACCATACGCGGATCATCTGCGCGTCGGCGCTGTTCACGTCGTCGCCGACGGTCAGGGCGGCCGTGCCGCTCTCGCGGCCGAGACCGACGCCCCAATCGCCCTGCGGGGTCTGGCCGACGATGAACGTCCGCTGCCCGCCGGGGGTCTGGGCGATCAGCTGCCCGCCCTCGCCGATCACCACGTCGCCGGCCAACACCTGATTGAGGGCCGGGCGCATCTGCGCGCGCCCGCGCAGTTGCCGTACCTCGCGTTCGAGGGCGGCGATCCGGTCTAGTACGTCCTGGGGGACGAACGGCATTACGGGGCCTCCAAGTAGAGCTGCGCGGTTTCCGGGCGCCCGCGCTCGGGCGGGCTCACGCTGATGCCGACCACGCGGTACCGGGCGTCGAGCGCGGTCGGGTGCCAGAGGTCGCGGATGCGTAGGCGGATGGTCGAGCCGACCAGGCCGGGCGTGATCTCGCCGCCGAGCCGGACCGTGATTTCGGGGATCGTCACCGGGTTGCGGGCGGCGGTGTGGTCGGCGCGGGCGTACGCGTCGAGGGTGGATTGCCGCTCTACGGTCGTGTAGTCGCTCGATCCGTCGAGGCGCGGCCACCCGGCGGCGAGGTCGTCGTCGGCGACCAGCACGGGCGAGGTGAGGGGGAAGGAGTCGGCGGCCTGGTTGGTGTTGATGGACGCGCCGCGGGTCTGCCACGCGTTCGCCTTGCGGGTGGCGTCGACCGGCCACGTGTAGGACAGGACCGGCCCCGGATGGTCGAGGACGATCTCGGACGCGCCCGTACGGATCGTGGGGTGTCCCAGCTGCAACCGCTTGATCCGGCGGCCGTCGCTGTCGCGAAAGCTCGCGATGCGCCACTCGAACCCGTTCTCGACGGCGGCGAGGTCGTCGAGCAGGTCGCCGATGCTGGGCAGGTCGTACCGCAGAAACGTGCGGTCGCGCGCGATGCCGGACGGCTCGGCGTCGTACGTGATGCCGATGTCGCCGCCGGTCGCGTTTTGCGCGTAGTCGACCAGGCCGCGCGCTATGTCGAACTGGTCGACCTGCTCGGCGATCTGCGTGTCGTACAACAGGCGGTGGTACAGGTAGCTTTCCCATCCGCCGGCCTGAATCTGGGCGCCGAGGAAACCGCGGCTGTCCGATGCGAGGGCGAGCGTCCACAGGACTCCGCCCCACCACAGGTCGCGCCCGCGCTCGACCCATATCCCCGTACGGCCGGGCAGGATCGCCCGGCGGGCCCGCTCGGCCATGGCGCGGTTGGGGATCGGAACGGTGCCGGTGAACCGGCCGGTCTTGCCTATGTAGTCGTCGAGGGCGACGCCCTGTACGGGCAGAGCGTCGAGCAGCTGGTCGGATCGCAGGTCACAGAACAGGACCCGGTACGGGGGCGCGGCGCGCACGGCACCCCCCGTCACGGCAACAGGAACGTGTGAGAAACCCTGATGTTCCGGTCGCTGCGCAGTGCGCCGTTTCCGGTCCACGTGCGCAGCGTGATCACTCCGGATGCGGACAGGCGGGCGCTGCCCTCGCCGTACCCGTCGGATACGGAAATGTCGGCGTCGATGCTCGGGCGCCACCCGCTCGGGAGGGTGCCGATCGTCTCGTCGTTGATGTTGCCCGCGGCCGGTACGTCCAGCTGCGCGCCCTTGCGGCTGACCTCGGCCACGAAAGCGCATACGCCCGCGTCCGGGTTGCGGCGGGCGGCGAAGCTGCTCAGCGTGTACGTGGACGCGATGGCGAAACCGGTCGTGGTCGACTCGGTCCGGCGCGGTGCGCGGTACACCTGCCACTCGCCGGCGGTCGCGTTCCAGCGTTCCAGCACGCTGCCGTTGTCCCGGTACTGGCCGTCGTACGAGCCGGCGAAGTTGAGTCCCCATCCGCGCGGGATGATGCCGCCGGCGGCCGTGGTGTAGCGACGCCGGTCGGCGAGGGCGGTCCCCCAGTTGATCCCGCCCACGCCGGCGGACGTGCCCGCGGGTACGGCCACGTCCCACAGGCGCAGACTCGCCGGCTCCAGGGTCGGCGCGGTCGGGGTCGCTTCCGGCTCGCCCTCGACGACCTCGATACGGGCGAGGTTCTGCCCTTCCTGGTCGAACAGGGCGTCGAGCACGCGCACGGCGACGGTGTCGATACGGGCGAACTGCGCGTCGCCGTCGGTGAACGTGAGGGTGACCGGCCCGTCGTTGGCGATCGGGTACGCGCCCTGGGCGTCGGTGCCCTGTACGTACCCGCGGCCGGCTCCGATCTGGAGTTGCATTGCGGCGACGCCGGTCGCGGCGAACGGGTCGCCGCCGGGGAGGACGCCGTCGCGGACCCTGATCGGCGACTCGTGGGTGACCGGGGAAACGGGGGCGAGGCGGGTGTCTTCGCGGGTCTGCGCCGTGGGCAGCAGCCATGCGGAACGCACGGTCATGGGGGGTGTCTCCTTACCAGTAGGCCGGGCGAAACCGCACGGTCGCGGTCGCGGCGGGGTCGCCGGATGCGGCGCGGAAGTGCAGCTGTGAGGGGCCGGGCGGAAGCGTCCATGTCTGCTCGGGCACCGAGCGCGAGGTGACGGTGTAGAGCCGCGAGGCGGTCGCGTTGAGCGTGACCGTGCCCGCCGCGGTGTCGACGGCGAGTACGTCCTCGGCGGCGAGCGGGAGGTCGTATTCGAGTACGTCGCCCGTGTCCACGTTGGTGATCGAGGGCCGTTCCATCGGGCCCCGGAACTCGATCACTGGATGGGTTGCGGCGTCGCCGGCGTTGACGACCGACAACGTGCCGGTGCTGCCGGGGGTGCCGAAGTCGAGCGGCCACGACAGACCGCCGGACGGCGAGCCGATCAGCAGCGACGACGCGCCGATCGGAACGGGCGAGGCGAGAGCGTCGGGGAGCAGTACGACCGGCTGCACCCATGCGGCGCCGGCGGGCGCGGGTGCGGCGAACGAGCCGTCGCCGCCGTCGCCGGTCGAGTCGGCGAGGTACGCGCCGGACGCGTCCCACCACCGGAGGAGGATCGTCGCCCCCTGCGCGGCGGCGAGGGCCGACGTGAACGCGACCTCGGCACCGACGGTCACCGGCCACCCGTAGTCGCTGGATTCGGCCGACCAGACCAGTTCGCCGCCGGGCGTCTGCGGATGCACGCTGACCGTGCCCGTGCCGTCGCCGGCGAGGACGGGGTCGCCGTCGGTCCACCAGCGCCACAGTTCGCCGACGCCCGCGGCCTGGTCGGCGTCGAGGGCCTGCTCGGGTGCGGTGTCCCAGACGAGACCGCTTTCCGGGGCGGGCAGGGTCGCGGGTGCGACCTGCTCGACCAGGCCGTACCGGCGCGGGTCGGTCGCGACGAACTCGACCGCGCCGCCCGTGATCGTGCCGAGCCGGTAGCCGAGGGTCGCCGGTATCGCCCGGCGGGTCGCGCGGGCCCACGCGAGCAGGGGCCCGCGCTCGTCCAGCCACGCGACGAGAGGTAGTTCGTCCTCGACCGGCACCGTGCCCCTGTTGAGGGCGGCGACGACCGCGCCGACGGACGCCCGCGGGGCCCGGATGACCAACCCCTCAAGGCCGATCGTCCGGGCCTGTGCGAGCAGGCCACCGGGGAACGCGCCGTGCGCGTCGCTGCGCGGCACGGTCCCGGAATCCAGGGGGGGAAGTTCCTCCCATCCCGTGATGCCGCGCCACCGGTACGCGGTGCCCGCGCCGAGCAGGAGGTCGCCGTACTGCACCTGTCCGGGCCGGGTGACCTGATCGCCGACAGCCATCGTCACCCCCTCCCCTTGGCCAGCCACGCGAGCGCGCGGGCGTTGTCATCGGGCGAGCCGTTCTCGGCGGCGTGCCAGTGCTCGACGTGCACGGTCGCGCCGGATGCCGAAGCGGCGAACGGGTTACCGAACGCGCCGGCGCCCGCCATGGCGGGCGAGAGCGACGGGACGGCGGGCGGGGTCACCAGGTTGCGCATGGTGCGATCGAGCGCGCCCGCGCCGCCCTCAATGCCCTTGACCACGCCGGCGGGAATCCACCGGCCGACCTGCTTTGCCATGACCTTGGACGGCGAGGCGATGCCCAACGCCTTTGCGATGGGGCCCGGAATCATGTTCTTGGCGAAGCTGATCAGCTGCGATTTCAGCCAACCGCCCATGCTCTTAACGCCGTTGAGCAGGCCGCGAACAACATCCTTGCCCTTGTCGACCAGCAGCGAGCCGAGGTTCCCGATCGCTGAGCCGATGCGGCCGGGCAGGCCGCGCGCCCATGCGATGGCCTCGCCGGCCTTGCTGATGATCGTTTCCTTGAAGCGGGACAGGGCCGAGCGCGCGCGCTCCGCGAGCTGTCCGGCGAGGGGGCCGAGGGCCGCAGCTGCTCGGCCGGGTAGACCCTTGATCCACTCGACGGCGGCGGATATGCCCTTGCCGACCCACTCGCCGATCTTGGTCGCCGCCTGCCCGATCAGCTTCCCGGCGTTGGAAACGGCCGTCTTGGCCAGCTCCCACGCCTTGCCGAAGTCGCCAGTCAGCAGCGCGACCACGGCCGTGATGATCGGCACGACCACCTGTTCGATCACGGCGGCGAGGCCGTTCGCGAAGATGGCGGCGAGCTGTCCCACCAGGCCGATCAACGGCTCGATGATCGGCATCAAGGCGTTGAGGGCGCCGATCAGCAGCTCGCCGATAGCCGGTAGCAGCGGGGCGAGGGCGACCAGGATTTGCCCGAACGCCTCGCCGATCGTGGCGAGGGCGGGCGACAGGGCGACTATCAGCCGCGCCAGGATCGGCAGGACCGCTTCCGCAAGATCGCCGAGGACTGTCGCGAACGGAGCGACCAGGCCCGGCAGTTGCGCGAGGATCGGCCGCAGCGCGCCGGCGAGCGCATCCGCCAAAAGTAGGACGATCGGCGCAGCTTGGGCGATTACGTCCCCGACCGCTGTCAAAAGGGGCGTAAGGGCGGGGAGTAGGGAGGCGATCAGCTTCCCGACGATCGGCAGTACCGGCGACAGGGCGTCGATCAGTACGCCGAACGCGTCGGCCGCGGCGGCGAGTACGGGGCCGAGCGCGTCAACGATCGGCTGTAGACCCTCGCCCAGCGCCGTGACCAGTCGCGCGAGCGGCGGACCGAGACGCGCGAGGGCCGGGCCGAGCGCGCCGGCCAGAGACTTGACCAGGGGGCCGAGCGCGCCCGCGAGGGCGGACAGGACCGGCCCGCCCGCTTCCGCGAGGGCACCGATCAGACCGCCGAGCGCGGGCAGGATCTCGCCCACCGCGCCGAGCAGGCCGCCCAGTCCCTCGGCCGCGCCGCCCGCGCCGGCGGCGACGCCCTCGAAGAATCCGCCGAGGCCGTCGCCGACCGCGCCGAGGCCGGTCGACAGTGCGTCGATGACGGGCCCGGCGGCCTCGACGGCGGCGACAAGGCCGGGCATCGCACCCTTGGCGAGTGCGCCGATTCCGGCGACCAGCGGCTCGACCAGCGGGGCGACGCCCTCGAACAGGGCGCCGATCTGCGGGGCGAGGTCGTCGGAGATGCCGCCCAGCTGGTCAGCAGCAGCAACGAAGGGCTTAACCAGGGGCTCGGCAAGCTCCTGCATCTTGCCCTTGACGTGCTCGGACAGGTCCGAAAACGCGCCCTTGACCTGCTCGTTCTCCTTGAGAACGGACGCGCCGAGACCGATTACGGCGAGCGGGACCGCGGCGAGTGCGCCCGCCGCGACCACGGCGCCGCCGGCGAGCAGCTTCGTACTGGTCGCCGCGGCGCCGAGCAGGGGACCGATGCCGGCGAGGCCGCGCCCCGCTTCCTCGGCGCCCCCGCCGATCCCGTCGCCGAGGGCGCCGCCCATCTCCGCGCCGGCCGCGACGAACCGGCCGCGCATGTCGCGCAACCGGCCGTCCGCATCCCGCTGGAGACCGGCGAGAGCGGCCTCGGTCCGGTCGACTCCCCGTTGTGCCCCGGAGTCGTCGAGGTCGATGTAACCGACCAGTTCGCCGATGGTGAGGGACAAGGTTCACCCCCCACCGCGCGCGCGGCGCGCTATTCAGTTGTGGTTGTTGATCACCGCCCGGTCAGCCGGGCGATTTCGTCGGGGTCCGACACCACGCGGGGCGTGCTGCGCCACGCGTGCGCGAACCGGGACTCGGAAGGCAGGCCCGACAGGCGGACCAGGAACGCGCGCGTGGACAGGCGCGCGATGTCCTCGGCCGACAGGCCGTAGGTCTGGGCGAGGTCGGACTCGACCGCGCCCCAGTTGGTCAGGACCGCTTGCCAGAACTCCCCTGCTTGGCCTTGCCCTTGGCCTTGGGCCGGGGCTTGGCCGGGGGCTTCGGGGCCGCCGCTTTTCCCTTGGTCGCCTCGCGCTCGTCGTACAGCTGCGCGGCGCGCTCCATGCTCACGACGCCCGGCTCGGCGACGTTCGCGGTTGCCCACAGCAGGACGATGCCGAGGTGACGGTCGGACATGCCGGCTTCTGTCCAGTGGTCGACCGCGTCCGGGCCGAACATCGAACCGAGCAGCCGGCGGATGTCCTCGGGCCGGGCGGAGTGCTGCACGCGGTGCAGCTGGAGAGTGAACAGGGCGGGCAGGGTCGGGGGCAGGGTGTACGTGCGCCCGTACAGCTTGAGCGGGTGCCCCTTGGGCTCGGGCTCGGCCTGCTCGGCGAAGAACGCGTCAAAGTCTGCGACCTCGACCTCGACCTCGTCCGGCTCGATCGGCTGCTCGGTCACGGGGTCGCCACCACCTCGGCGGTAGTCGGTGCGCCGCACCGGGTGAACGTCGCGCCCCATGAGGTCTTGGCGTTCGTCTCGCCGCCCTGCTCGCCGGGCGTGACGGTGCACTCCCACACGGTCCATTCCGTCTGCGATATGTGCCGGTAGCGCAGCGTCCCGCGCGACTCCTCGCCGAACTGGAACGCCCACGTCTTGTCGATGTAGTCCTGTCCGGCGTCGGGGGTGCCGGACAGGGCCGCGTACAGGCCGCTGACCTCGATGGTCGCGCCGCGCTGCATCACGTCCTGTTCGTAATAGCCCTCGCTGTCGAACGTGGTCGTGTCGGCGGTCTCTTCGTTCTCGCCGGGGTTGTGGGTCCAGGAAGTCAGCTTGCCGAGACGTACGAAGGTGTCCGGCGTCGCCGTCTCGACCTCGAATTCCCAGCCTCGGGCGTCGATGGGCCGTCCCATACGGGGGCCTCCTATTCGGTGCGGTGGTCAGTGGGGGCCGACACGTCAAGGTCGAAATTCACGACGTGCTCATGTCGGCCGGAGGAATCGGGGCCCATCGGGGCCGGGGTGGCTCGCGCGGCGGCGAGGACAAGCCACGTGCCGTCGGGCAGTTCCACGCCCGCGAGGCCGTGCAAGGCGCTGTAGATCCGCCAGCAGCGGCGGCGCGATACGCGCGGGTCGGGCCCGCCGCGTACGCGCACCTGCAACCGGGGCCGGTCGTAGGCGTTGAGGGTGTCGGGGGCCTCGCCGTCGTACAGCCACAGGGCGACCGCGGCATCGGGCGCGGGCGGCATCGTCTCGATGAACAGGTCACCGGTCGTGCCGTCGGGGTCGTAGGCGACCAGGCCGCGCGCGGCGAGCAGCTGGGCGACGCCGTCGAGCGGGTCGAGGTCAGCCACGGAGCGACCTCCGCAGCTGCGCCGCGATGATCTCGGCGACGGTGTCGACCTGCTCTGTGAGGGGGCGTTCGAGGTACTTCGCCGTACGCCCCGCGTCGTGCCGGTAACCCAACTCCTCGTGCTGCCGGACGGCGTACGGGGTGTCGTAGGAAACGGCGGCCGTGAGGCGGGTCTCGTCGACCGTGGCGACCCCGGAACGTTCGAGGGTCGCCTCTTCGATCGGGACGACTTTCCGCGACTCGGCGAGGACGTGCTCGGCGGCGATCCGTAGACCTCGCACGGCCCCGGAACGGGTGCCGCGCATGGCGGCGGCCCCGTTCCATCTGAGGCGGGAACGCTGGGTCATTCGGCGCTCACCTCCGTGCACTGCGGGACCGGTAGGCCCGGCGCGGTGTGATGGGCGACGGCTATCGCCTTGGTGATCCGGCCGTCGGGGAGGGTGATCCGTGACTCGGCCGGGCAGTCGAGGCCGGGCTCGGCGATGATCTGCGCGGTGCTCGTGACCTCGCGGCCCTCGCGGTCGCGGACAAGCCGGATCGTTTCTGCGACCAGGGCGGGCACGTCCTCGACCGGCGGCCCGAACTTCTGGCCGTACGCGCTGTCGCCGAGATACGGCTCGATGGTGATCCGGTGGCGTAGCAGGTAGCGGGGGACGTTCACCAGATCACCCCCGGCAGCAGTCCCGCGCGCGTGAGAGCGCGTTGTGCGCGCGGCGCGAGGTCCACGTCGCCCGCGGCCTGGGGGCTGTCTCGCCGGTCGCCGAGCGAGACAGGGCCGATGGAGACGCTTCCCCACTTCCCGCCGGCTCCGGTGCCGTCGTCGCCCGTGGCGAGCTGGTACTCGACCTGGGCGCAGACGGCGTCGGCGAGGACGGACGCGACGGCCGGATCGGTCGGCAGACCGCCGGCGTCGACCGCGTAGACGCTGGTGAGTAGGGCGTCGTCGATGTCCTCGGACGCCCGCGCGAGCATCCGCTCGGCGCCCGGCGGGGCCGGGGTGCCGGTCCACGCGGCCAACTGCTCGGGGGTGGCGTAGACGCGGCCCACCGGTCACCCCCCGTCGGTCGTGCCCTGCTCGGCCTTGCGGCGCGGTGCGGGGCGCTTGCGCTTCGGTGCCTCGACCGGCTCGGTCGCGATGCCGGGGGCGACGGACTCGGGCCCGTGCGGGTTGACCTCGCCCGCCCCGGACGGTGCGCCCGTGTCGCTCGGCCGCGGGTCGACCGCGGCATCGCGCAGCGCGGTGCCGACCTGCTCGACCTCGACCTCGCGCGGGTCGGCCGGCTCGACCGGCTCGGGCTGCTCGGGCGCGGACTTGTCCACGCCGTACCCGCGCCGGCGCGCGTACGCGATGACTGCCGGGTCGGTCGTGGTGGCCTTGCCGTTGCGGAACTTGAGGCCGGCGGGGCCGTCTCCGGTGAACCCCTCAACGGGGCTGTGAAGGGTCGCCACGATCACGCCACCTTCACGCCGCGCAGAACGGCGGCGGCCTTGGTCGCCTTGAGGGCGACGCCCACCGGGCCCATTTCGACCTCGCCCGTCTTGACGGCGCCCGACGTGGAGAAATCCGGGAGCCACTGACGGACCAGGGCGCCGCCCGTGGTGCTGATGCCGTGGAATCCGTCGCGGCCGATCCGAACGGCGTAGATGTCCGTGGTTCCCGCGGTGGCGTCGGTCGGGATCACGGGGTCGTTGCTGCCCGCCTTGGTGCCGAGGTCGACCAGGGGCACGCCGCGCCACGTGGTGATCGTGCGGCCGAACGCGTCGAGGGTGCCCAGCTGCGACACGAAGTCGCCGATGGTCTCCAGCGCCGCGAGGGCGTCCTCGTTCATCAGGAGAGCGGTCGGGGCGCCGTCGAGCTTGGCGTAGAGCCGGCGCAGGTGCTTGAGCGCGGCAACGCCGGTCACCTGGGAGTTGACGGCCGACCAGTCGTAGCCGGTCGCGGTGCCGAGGGTCAGTTCGGTGCTCGATCCCGCGAGGGCCTTGTCGAGGCCGTCGAAAGAGTCCTCGTCGACGGCCGAATCGCCGTTGATCACGGCGTCACTGAAGGTGGCGTTCGCCGCCTTGATCTTCTGCTCCATCTGGAGGCTGACCTCACCGGATGCGGCGGGGCCCATGTTCGCGAGGACGCGGTCGATCTGGAACGCGCCGCCCAGAACCTTGAGATCCGTGGTGTACCGCTGTCGCGTAACCTCGGTCTTCTCGTACTCGCTGTTGATCGCGCGGAAACCGGCGGTCGGCTGAGTGATCAGCCGGGTGTATCCGTAGGTGAGGGTCGCGCCGCCCCCCGCCGGGTTGACCACGTCCTCGAAGATCATGTTGTCGAGCAGCCACGACGACTTGCGGAACTCATCGATGACCATGAGGTCGAGGTCGTCCTGTGTGTTGAGCTTCGCCTGAGCGAGGGTCACGGCCATGTGCGGTTACTCCTGGGGTCTCAGCCGCCCAGACGGGCGGCGATTGCGTCGGTGAGGGTGGCGGGCTTGCGGTCGCCTGCCGGTGCGCCGTTGAACTCGGCGCCGCCTCGCGCGGGCCCGGTGGGCGCGGCGCGGTAGAGGTCGGGGTCGGTGGCGACCTCGTCGGTAATCGCCTTCTTGAGCTGGTCGGCGAACCCGTCGGCCGTGGGGTCGAGGGCGGCGAGCTTGTCCACGAAGGAACGGGAGTTGAGCAGGCGCGAGGCGTTGGCACCCTCGGTCCCGGCGGCGCGGTACGCGGCGAGTTCCGAGCGGGCGGCGCGCAGCTGTCCGGAGAGGTCGGCGACCTGCTCGGTCAGCTTCGCCGGGTCCGGCGGGCCGTCGTCCTGGACCAGGCCGAGGGCCTTCCCGATCTGCTGGGCGATCTCGGTCCGGGCGTCGTCGGCGGCCTTCTGCTTCGCCGTCACGCGGCCCTTACCGGCCTCGGCTCGGGCGTCGCTGAGTGCCTTCTGTGCCCACGGGGGAAGGGTCGTTTCGTCGCCCTCGGCCGGCTGCTGCTGCGGCGGTGCGGCGGGCTTCTGCTGGGGCGGGACCTGCCCGCCCGGCTCGCCTGCCGGTTCGCCCTGCTGTCCGGTCCCGGTGCCGGTTCCGGTGCCGCCGGCGCCCTGTCCGCCGTCGCCGCCCCCCGTGCCTCCGCCGTCGGCGTACAGGACCGGCGAGAACGGGTGTCGGGCGTACGGGTGGGACCAGCCGGCGCCGTCGAGGCGCGGGCGGGCAAGGGTGCGCTTGCTCATGGGGTGCACTCCTGGTGCGTTCGGGCCCGCTCCTGGCGGGCGCGTTCGGACATGCAAAAGGGGCCCGCACCAGGCGGGCCCCTCGGTCGTGCTGTCGGTGGTGTGTGCTACTCGGTACGGGCGCTCTCGCGCGCGCGGCGGGCGGGCGCGTAGCCCTGGACCCATGCCGTGCGGAGAATCGAGTCACGCGGGTATGGGCAAGGTGGCGACTCCTGGTCGCTCTCGCCCGCCGTCCGGCCCTTGAGGATCGCCTCGGCGATCTCCTCGCGCGTGCCCATGCCGCCCCCTTACCGTCGCTGCTGCTCCTTGGACTCATTGAACCTTGCGGCGGTCGCCCATCGCTGCGGCTTACCGGTCGCCTCCTGGACGAACTCGGCTTGCGTCTTACGCCCGTTGGCGGCCCACCACTCCTTGAGTTCGTCGCTCGCGTTCGCGTAGGCGATGCGCGCGGGCCCGCGGAACAGTGATTGCGGCGACCAGCCGGCGGCCTGCCCCTTCTTGTTGAGCAGGTAGCCGCGGCAGTCCTCTTCGGCCTTGAGGAACTGGAGGTATACGTACTCGTCGTACAGCTCCCTCGCCTGCCGGCGGGTGATCCGCGGCTCGTCTCCGTCCTCCTCGGCCGGCGCGGTGCCGGCCTGGTCGTCGCCCACGGCGGCGGCCCATACGGCGTCGTCGGCGAGGGCGCCCCATCCCTCGGGGTTCGGGGCGGGGGCGAGGGCGTCGGCGAGGGCGTTCCGGTCGGCGAGCAGGTCCTCGACCGCGTCGCCGGTATCCGCCGGCTGCGGCATGTCGACGGCGTCGCGCCGGTCCATCTCCGCGGCGATCCTGAGTAGTTCCTCGTTGGTCGCGTACGACATGCACCAGGCGAGTTCGTCGTCGCCCACGTCGGACAGGTCGCCGAGCAGCTGCCCGCCGGGGAACAGGCGGGCGAGCAGGTCCCGGCGGGCGGCCTCGGCGGCGAGCAGGGCGAGCGTGCCCGGATCGGCGCCCCGCGCGCGGGCGGCGAGGTCGTGGTCGGATAGGCCGACCAGGTCGGGGGACACCCCCGGCAGGCGACCCGCGAGGTCGCGCCGGTCCATCTCGGCCATGACGCGCAGTGCGTCGCCGTCGTCGAGGTGGGGGAAGGCGCGGGCGAGTTCCTGGTCGCCGAATCCGGTCAGGTCGTCGGCGAGGGTGCCGCCCGGCGCGATGCGGCCGAGCAGGTCGTCGAGGTCGCGGCGGTCGGCCTCGGCCTCGATCCTCGCGCGGGCGCGGTCGTCGAGCAGGTTCGAGCGCATGGCGGCGGCGAGCTGGTCGTCGCTCATCTCGCGTACGGCCTGGTCGTCGCCCGACCACACGCGAGCGGCCTCAACCTGCTCGGGTGTGGGCGGGCCGGGCGGCTTGGGCGCTCCCGGCTTGCGGGTGCGCTGCTCGGGCGGGAGGTTGCTCGCGCCTTCCTGCTCGCGGGCGCGGTTGCGCCGTAGGTCGGGGTGGGCGGCGAGGTGGTCGCGCATGGCGCCTTGCCACTGCCGGACCTTGAGCCGTGCGGCGCGCTGCTCCTCGGGCGTGACGGCGGCGGCCTCGCGCTTCTTGTGCTTCCTGATGTTCCGCTCGATCGCCCGCTGTCGCTGCCCGGCTTCGTATCCGCCGGGGTCGCTGGTGGCCTGCTCGATCGTTGTCAGACCTGGGGTGTAGGCGGATACGGAGTGCCTACAGTTCGGGTGCTGGAATCCCGCGAGGCGCGCCTCGTCGAGCGTCCCGGCGACCCGTACGCGGATCATGTGCCCGTCGTTGATGGCGTGCTCGACCTCGACCGTGCGCTCGCCGGTCGGGCCGTCGATGGCCAGTACGCGGCCCTCCCACGGCCGGCAGAGCGGGCACTCGCGCGGCGCGTCGGACACGTACACCAGGTCGATACCCGCGTCGGACAGGGTCCGCATGTGCGCTTCCGTCGCGGCGCGGGCAACGCTGGTGCGTACGGCCATTTCCGCGTAAGTAGTGAGCTGCCAACGGCGGCCGGCGCGGTCGACGAATGACCGTATGCCCTCGTCGGCAAACCGGCGCATGGCGTCCTGTGCGGCCTGTCGACGGGTGCCGGTGCCCAGTAGGGGCGTGGCGGTGACCTCGGCGACGATCGCCCGGAAGCGGTCGACCACGGCGCGCAGAATCGAGCGGTGGGTCGAGGTGACCAGGTCGACCGTTTCCTGTGCGAGCCGGTCGACCGACTGCGCGTTCGGGGTCACGTCGTCGACCAGGGCCCGCGCGTCGTCGGACAGTGCGCCGATCTCGGCGACCGCGGCGCGGTGCCCCTCGTTGTACGCCTCGGCGACCGCGTCGAAAACCTCAAGGGTCACGGCCTTGCCCAGCTCATCGACCACGGCCTGTGAGGCGCGGCGTAGCTGCTGGATAGCGGCGAGCTTCCGCTCGGCCCACCCTGGGGCGTCAAGGCCGGCGGCGAGTTGCCGGGCGACGATGCCGAGTAGGCGTTCCTCGGCCCCCGCGTACAGGTCGCGGGTGCGCTCGGCGAGGGGTTCGACCATGCCCGGATGGATGGGCACCGACTCACCCCCCGTCGGTCACGCGGCCAAGGGGAAGTTGCCGACGGGGTCCGGCGCGGCTGCTCCGGTCTCGGCGAGGATCGCCGTTACCTCGGCCTTTACCGCGGTGTCGTCCCACGTCGGGTTGAGGATCTTCACCTTGGTGGCGGTCGACACTGCGCCCGCGCGGGCGAGCAGGTCGAGCGTGGTCGCGGTCGCCTGCTCGCTCTCGGCGACGCCGTCGCCAAACTCCACACGCGGACGCTCGGGCTTGATCTTGCTCCCGAACAGGCTCGCGTCGAGCTGCAACAGGACATGGGCCATGTCGGCGACGGCGTGTTTCCAGTAACCGGCCTTCTTGCGGCGGGTGACCATGCTCCGTTGGGTCTTGCTGTCGACCTCGGTCGCGGTGACCGGCTGTCCCTCGCCGTCGAGGCCGAACGACTGGGGCGAGTAGCCGGCGGCCTGGGCGGCCTGTCGCATGATCGCTTCCGCGGTCCCGCGGTGCTCCTCGACCCTGATATCGAACTGATTCAGCGTGATGCCGGCGCCCTCGTTGGGCGGCATCTTGAGGCTGTGCCAGACCTCGCGGTCGTCGTCGAAAGACGCCCCGCGGCCGGCCCCCTCGTTGCGCATGTACCCGTCCGGGATGATCAGCCGCGCGCGGGCGAGGCGGATGTCGCGCATCCACGATGTCCACACCTCGTCGAGGCCGTCGAACATGTCGTAGATCGGCGCGGCGTAGTCCGAGCGGCCGATCGGGGAACCGCGGTGCAACCTGTTCGGCAACATGTTGGGCACGTACGCGGCGGTCAGGTCCCGGATGCCGGTCGCGATGCTGTCGCCCTCGCCGTCGAGGTCGAGGGAGTCGACCAGGTCGGCCGTGTCGGGGTGCTCGGTGAGCGGCACCCGGCGTCCGACGCGGTCGCCGCTCCCCTCGTACAGGGCGTGCACGATGCGGCCCGGTTCGTGGCGCTCAAAGTGCCGCCATACGGTCGACTCGGTCGAGCCGTCCAGCTCGCGCCAGAAGTTCACCGCGCGCAGCATCCCGAAACGGAACTCGGGTACGGCGCCGTCGGGCTGCATGACGGTGAGCAGCGGGCGCGCGGCTAGGTCGCGGTCCCACGCCACCCGGAGGAACACCCCGGACAGGGCGGCGGCCTGCTCGGCGGCGCCTAGGAACACCTGTTGCGCGCGGCCCTCGTCGAGCAGCACGTCGAGGCGGTCCTGTGTGGTCGTGTCCTCGACTTTGATCGTCGGCATGTCGGCGAACAGCAGGTCGGCGCTGGTGCTCGCGATGTCGCCGGCGAGGGGGACGTGTAGCCGGTTGTCGCGCCGGTCGACCCGGTGCTCGAACGACTTCCGCCCCCACAGCCGGCGGCGCTCGGTCGGCCGCTTGTGGTTCGTGTAGACCCGCGCGAGGCGCTGCCGGTCGCCGCTGTACCACGCGTCGTCGATGCGCATCGCGTCGTACAGCGGGGCCCATGCCGGCGGCGGCCACGCTGCGCCCTGGTCAGGGAGTGCCATCGTCGCCCCCTTCCTCGCCGGCCTCGATCGCGTCGGCGGCCTCGCGGAACATCTGGGCGAGGGCGGGGCGCAGCTGCTCGCCGGGGGCGAGGGTGAGTTCGCCTACCTCGACGGTGTGCTCGCCGACGGTGAACAGCACGGGCAGGGTGAACGGTCCGATCATGGGGCGGCGGCCTCCTTCGGTGCGGTGAGCAGGTGCCGCCACTCGTGCGCCGTCGAGTGGACGGCGTAGCGCAGTGCGTCGGCTGAGTGGTCGTCGACCTTGAGTGGGGCGTCTTCTCCGCGCTCGGTGGCCTTGGGGTTCCAGCTGTAGCCGGGCATCTCGGCGAGCAGCCCCTCGCACGACTCGTGTACGAGCAGCCGGTCGGCGGCGAGCAGGCTCGACACGCTGCGGATTCCGTCGGCGACCTCGTTCGAGGCGCGGGCCAATCCGGGGTGTCCGTCCTGCCACATCTGCGTAGAGAAAGAGGCGGCGCTCGGGTCGATGAACGTCCACTCGGGCGTGATGTCGAGGCCGTCGAGCCATGCCCGGACGGCGGCGCTGTACTGCGCGTCGGTCATGGACCGGTGTGCGGCGCGGGAGTCGTGGCGCCACTCGGCGGCGGCATACAGCCGGTTGTCGACGCCCTCGCCGAGCAGGATCGCCGAGAACGGGTTCGTGGTGCCGTAGTCGCACCCAAGCCAATACCGGCGCATGTCCGGCAGTTGGGCGACGACGTGGCGCCCCTCGTCCCACATGTCATAGATGGCGCCCTCGGCGACCACCCATGCACCATCGATCATCCGCCGGCGCCATAGGCCGACGTACTCGGCGGCGAGGCTCGCGACGTACTCGGCACTCAGTGACGGATTGTCGGACAGCTTGAAGTGCCACTGTGCGAGGTTGAGTTCGCCGGCGCGGTCGAGATAGCCCGTCTTGAGCCAGTGGCGCGGCGAGTCGGGGTTCGTGGTCAGGTACAGGCGCGCGCCCGGTACGGAGAGGCGCGCGAGCAGCTGCGTGAAAAACCCCTCGGGCAAGAGAGTGCCCTCGTCCACGTACGCGAGCTGCGCCGTCAAGCCACGTAGGCGGCCCTCGGCCCGTGCATCCGCGGCGCCGATCAGGTGGACGGTGCGGCCGAGGATCGTCGCCGTGGTCGCCCCGCGGGTGTGCACGATGTGTCGGGCGAGGGGCCCGAACAACGCTGCGTCCTGTAGTGGTTCGAGGCAGTTCCGTTCGATCGTCTGGAGCGACCGGCCACAGATGATGATCAGGCCGGACGGGCCCGCCGTGGCGACGGCGATTACGAACGCGAGCAGGCTCGCGATGGTCTTCCCGCTCCGGACGCTGCCGTGCCAAATGTTGATGCGGCGGGTGGCCTGTCCGATGCTGCGCAGCTGCTTGCGGGAGAGGGGCAGGCGGTCGAGGTCGAGCACGCTCACCCCCCGTCGGCGCCCCCGTCGTCGGCGTCGTCGTCGCCGGCTGCGCGCGTGAGAGCGTCGCCGAGGGCTCCCAACATGCTTTTGACCTGCTCGACGCCCTCGCCGCCCTCGACCGGCGCGAGCTTGAGCGACTTCTCAATCGCCGTGCCGGTCGCCGCGAGGATGGCGCGTTGATCCTGGAAGGTGGGCCGGTCGAGCCTGGTGTCGTTCCAGACGTTCTCTTTTCCGCCGAACGCCCCGATGGTGCACGGCTCCCACAGCTGCGCCCGCAGCTGCTCGGCGTCGTCTTGTAGCGCGACAGCGAGGGCGGTACGGCGCGACGCGAGGTCGGCCCGGCGTACCTCGGTGGCGACGGCGACCTCGGCGGCGCGGTCGAACACGAGAGGGGGCTCAAAGTCCTTGGCGATCTTGGAAACGGTCGAGGGCGACCGGCGGATCGCCTTCGCGATGTGGTTCCGACTCTTGCCCTGCGCGTGAAGGGTGCGCACCTGCTCGCGGTCGTCGTCGTCGATGGGGCGGGCCATGGCTCACCCCCCCTGGACGTGCGAACGCCCCGCCGCTGGTGGGGAGCGACGGGGCGTTCGGGAAGGGCGTCCGTTTCCGGGCACGCCGAAGACAGCGCCAACTTTAGGTCACGAATGGATAACGGCGCAAGCTGGAACGATCACGCGCGCGAGGGGCGGCGCGACCGGTCGGCGCGGCTGCTGACGGCGGCGCCCCGCCTGCCGACGATCGGGCGGGCGGGGCGCGGTGCTGCTGCTGGCGCGTCGGCTACGGGCGGGCGAACGTGCGGCCGGCCGGCTGCTGCTGCGGCGGCCTGCTCGGCCACTGCTGCCGACGGGCGTCATCAGGGCTGGTCTGCCTGCTGCTCGGCGTCCACGTAGGGCCGTCGTGCGTGACGGTCGGGAGGGTCGGCGGTCCGGGGACGGGGGGCGCCTCGACGAACTTGTACGCCTTGAGCGTCGGCGCGGTGCCGACGGGCGTCGACCCGTGGTGCCATGCGGTCCGGTACATGTCGGCAACGATGCCGACGGCGGTCCGCATGGCGGTCGTCAGGTCGTCGCCCGTCTGCATCAGGATGGCGAGGTCTCGGGCGAACTGCTCGTCGAGGCGGACCGTAGGGCGGGTGCCGGCGATCGGCTGGGCGCGGCGCTGCGTACGCTTGGCGGTAGTCATGGTGGGGGTTGCTCCCATCGTGATGAGTCGGGCCCGTTCGGCATGTGGCGTGCCGGCGGGCCCGCGTTGGTTGTCGGGTCTTACTCGGTCGGTTCGTGCTCGGCGTCTCCGCGGGCTTCGAGCAGGTCGTCGCCGTCGCCGGCGCGCCATACGGCTACGCGCACGCGCTTGGTCGCGAGCTTCGGGTCGAGGCGTTCGTCGAGGATGCGGCGGGCGACCTCGTCGGCCGTCTCGCCGGCGCTGTCCTCGGTCCCGCCGGTCACGCGCTCCCACGGTTCGTCGTCGTCGTCGGATGTCCAGCCGTCCGGCATGACGTACAGGGACCAGGCAGCTTCCCACGGGTATTCGCGCAACATCCGGTAGACGTAGGACGGCGTGAGATCGAGTTCCGCGGCGATCTCCTTCGCGGTCCATCCGTCGACCCTGGCATCGACCACAACGCCCGGCATAGCGGCTTCGAGGGCCTTCGCCACGCGACGGATGACGCCGGCCTCGGCGAGCGGCAGGGACGAACCGACCTGCTCGGCGAGGTCGTGGCGCTCCTCGGTCGACCTGGCCCGGCGGAACGCTGCGGCAAGCATGTCGAGGGCCGTCCCCTGCGCGGCTTCGTACTGGCGCCGCTCGGCCTCGCGCTCCGCCTCGAACCGCTCGAACTCGGCGAGCATCTGCCGTTGAAACCGGCCCAGAGCCGTGCCCTCGGTCTCCTCCATGGCGCGGCGCTCGGCGAGCATCCGGCGGTTGTGTACGCGGGTCGCTTCGGTGCCACCCATGGCGGCGACCATGCCCTCGATCGATGCCTCTTGGCCGGCCGGCGTGGTGGGGAACTTGCTCGCGTCCGCTCGGGTGTAGTGCGCGACGGTGGGCTCGTCGCCCTGCTCGTCGGGCTGCTCGTTGGTGTCCATGCTGCTCCTGTCGGTCGGGACGGGGCCCGCCCTCGGGCGAGGGCGGGCCGGGAAGGTCAGAACGGGGGCTCGCCGTCGAGGGCGGCGGCGAACGAAGCGAGGGCGCGGTCGAGGCCGGCGTCGAGGGCCGCGGCGCGGCGAGTCAGGTCGCCGGGGGCGGGGCGCCGCCGGGGCCGGCATCCATCGTGCCAGTCCTGGCCGCGGCCGATTCGGTACCCGCACCCCTGGCAACGGTTCGCGGCGTACTCGTCCGGGTGCGCCTTGGGCCCGTGCGAGCAGGGCACGACCTCTACGGCCTTACTGCCGGTGCTGCGCAGCACGCCGGCCCGGTCGTTGGCCTCCTTCAACGACATGCCGCACATGGCGAGGCCGGCCCACTCGCCACGGATCACGACCATGTGCTCGACGGCCCACAGACGCGCGGGCGGGAGCGCGAGGGGCTGGGGCTGCTCGGGTGCGAACAGGGCGGGGTACGTGCGGGCGAGGTACGCGTCGACGGAAGTGCGGGTGACCTCCGGGGCGACGAACTCGACGCGCTCGACCTTGACCTCGACCTCGACCTCGACCTCGACGGCGGCGCGGTCGTCGAACAGGGCGCCTTGTTCCGCGGCGGGGGCGAGGTCGAACAGGCCGGCGGCCGGCTGCTCGCCGATCCATGAGCCCTGCCACGTGCCGAGGGTGGCGTCGGCTTCGGTGACCAGCTGGGCGGCGTACAGGGCTTCGGCGTCCTCGACGGTGGCGACGCCGGCCTCGACCTGCTCGGCGTGCTCGACGGCGTCCGCGGCGCGCGCCACGGTGGCGAACTGCTCGGCGACCTCGACCTCGACGGCGTCGAGGCGCTGCTCGGCGGCGAGGGCGAACCCGTGCTCGCGGGCGATCTTCTCGGCGGCCTCGATGCTCGCGACGTACAGGCCGTCGTCGAGGGTGCGCGGGTCGCCCTCGATGCCGTGCAACTCGCCGCGGGCGACCGTGATCGCGGCCGGCCACGCGCTACGGAGGAACCCGACCACGCCCTCGCGCTCGATGATCAGTACGTCGCCGTCGCGGATGTCGTCGCCGCACTGGGTGCGGTTGTACGCGTCTTCAGTGCTGTCGTACGTGTGGGTCATGACGGCGGGCGCGTGTCCGGCGCGGTCGAGCCACAGGCGGGCGGCGTCGCGCGCCGCGCGGTTGTAGGCGCGGGGAATGCTGAGGATGTGCTCGGCGTGCCGGCTGATGATGTGCAGCACGCGCGTGCTGGTCGGCTCGATGACCAGGGTTCGGCCCCGTCCGCGGCGCGCGGCGTCGAGGGCGGCGGCGGTCTCGTCGTCGGCGATGTACTGCGCGGCGAGGTGGTCGGCGAGGGCGCCGGGAATGGTGACTGTGCTCATTGGGGGTTGCTCCCTATGGCGATTCGGTGCGCCGGGTGGCGTCCGGCGCCGCCGGGTGGCGTCCGGCGGACTGCCAACGTAGCGCATGTGTATCCAGTTCACAAGTGCTCGTGTACTGGGTTCACTGCCTGGGAATGAGTGAGGGGGTACCGGCCCAACTCCGGTACCCCCTCGGCCTGTTGGCCTCCTGTTACGTACGGCTAGGCGGTCGGAACTCCTCGCGATAGTCGGCGTGGCCGGAATGGTGCGCGGCGAGGTACCGCACGGCGAGGCCGAGCCCTGCGGCCTGGTCGTCGGCCTGCGCGAGGGCGCGCTCGTACGCGTCGAGAACGGCGCGGCGTGCGGCGATCTCGTCGAGGTCGACCTCGCTCACGTTCGGTTCGTGCGACTCGATGCAGTCACGGACGCTCGCCGCGTCGGCGTCGAGGCGGGCCCGATAGAACTCGATCAGGTCAGGGTTCATGCGGCGGATTCTTCCGTTCTTCCGGCGTCCTTCTGGCGTGCCTCCAGCGCGACCCACAGACCGACCAGGTCGGCGCCCCGCCACGCCCGGCGGTGCCGCTCGTCGAGCAGGACCGGCGCCCCGCACGCCTCGCCCGTCGAGCAGGTGACGACCGGCTCGCCGCCGGGGCGGGTGTGGCCGGCGAGCTGCCCGCCACAGAACGGGCACGGCGCGTCGAGGGCGGTCGTACGGCCGTCGCGGCCGAGGGCCCGCTCGACGGTGCGGCGCGCGGTGCGGGCGGTCGCCGCGAGGTGGTCGAGCACGCGGGCGGGGACCGGCTCGAACAGGTCGCCGCTCATCTCGTCGAGGGCGCGCCCCTCAAGCCATACGGCGGCCCAGTGCAGACCGAACGCGCGCGAACCGGTCGAGGTCTGCGCCTGGTAGTGCCAACGGGCCGGGTCGGCGGCGTCGGCCTGGTCGGCGATGAACCGGCCCCGGCTGTCGCGCGCGGGGCGTATGGGGCGCTGCACGTACTCGGCGACCTGGTCGGCGAGGTCGAATAGGTCCCGCTCGACCGCGAGGGCGGCGTCGAGCGCGTCGAGGTTGAGCGGCGCGGGGTGCTCGCGGATGGTGAGCGGGAGACGACCGACAACGGCCTCGACGGGCTGCTCGTCGTCCTCGTTGCGGTCGTCGGCGGCGAGCTGGTCGAGAAACCCTGTGCACTCGCGGGGCGGCCACGTCGCGGCCGGACGGCGGCCGATGGCGGCGAGCAGGTCGCCCCACTGCTCGCGTACGGCGGCGAGGTCGACGGCGGCCCGGCGGGCGATCGGCGGAACGGTGGGGGCGAGGGCGGTCGTCATGTGCGCTGCTCCTGGGCTATCTGCGGTGTACGGGGCGGGCGGGGCCGTGCGGTGACTGCCACGCGGGGCGGTCGCGTGGGCGGTGCGGCGGCGGGGCGAGGGCGTAGTCGTCCGGGCAGGCGTTCCGGGCGGCTTCCGCGGCCTTGGCGAGGGCCTGGGCGGCGGCGCGCACGGCGGGGGTGATCGCCTCGACCCATGCGCGCAGTGCTGCGCCCAGCTGCTCGACGGCCTCGCGCAGCTGCTCGGGGTCGACGGCCGGCGGCGTGGCCGGCTGCTCCTCGGTCACGTCGTGGCCTGGTCGAGGACGGACCGCACGCGCTCGGCGAGGTCGTGGCGTCCGTCGGCGTACGCGAGGTCGGTCGGCAGTCCTAGGCGTGGGCGCGGTTCGTCGGGCAGTGCAGCGCGGACGGCGTCGAGCTGCTGCTCGGCGGCCTTGGCGCGCTTGTGCTCGGCGCGGGCGTCGGCCCCGTTGTCGCGCGCGTCCTTCTCCAGACGGCGTATGCGCTGCTCGGCCGTGGCGAGGGCGATGTCGTGGTCGCGCTGCTGCTCGGCGAGGCGGGCCTCGGTCGAATCGGCGCGGTCGAGAATGCGGGCGTGTATCCGGGCGGTGTCCGGCGACAGGCCGTCGTGTTCGGCGACCGCGGCGAGGGCATCGCCGAGGGACTGGGCGTTGCGCACGCGGGCGAGGACGGCGAGCAGCTGGTCGACGCGCTCGCACGCCCCGCGGTGCCGGCGGCGGGTCTCGGCGAGGGTGGCCTCGGTGGTGGCGCGGTGGCGCTCGGCCTCGTTGCTGCACTGGTGCGCGGCGCGCGCTATCTCCTCGGCCTGCTCGACGCGGGTCGCGAGTTCCCGGATGTTGGCGCCCCTGCCGTGAATTGCGCTCACTGCGGCACTGTGCAGCTGACCGGGGGCCAGTCCTAGGGCGGCGTGCAACTCGTCGCGCTCGGCCTCGGCCTGCTTGGCGCGCTGCTCGGCCTCGACGATGGCGGCCTCGGCGGCGGCACGGTTGCGGGCGAGGGCGCGCGTCGAGCCGGCGTTCGCCTTGCGCGACTCGTCGGCGGTGCGCTGCTCCTCGTTGACGTACTCGCGCAGTAGGGCGGCCTCGGTGCGGGAGAGGGTTCCGCGGTCGAGGCGGGCGAGCAGGATGTCGAGGCCGGCGCGGCGGTCGCTGCGCTCGTGGTCGCGTCCCTTGGTGCGGGAGTGCCGGCGGTTGCGCGGCGCGGTGCTGGTCATCGGTCGTTCTCCTTGGCGCGGTCGGTAAGCGCTCGGCATGTGGTGCAGCTCTGGGGGCAGGCGCGGCCCTCGCGGGCGAGGCGGGCGAGGGCGCGGTCGGCGCGGCGGCGGCGCTGTCGAGCGGTCCCGAACGGCACGTCGAGATAGAGCAGGCTCGGGGACAGGACCAATCCGGCGCGGTGGGCGTAGTACCGCCACCCCTGCCCGCGGACCATGCGCGGGCGAGGGCGGGCGAGGGGGCCGGGGTCGCGCCGGCACGCCCACCAACCGAGGGGCGCGCCGGACGCGACGACCAGGGCGACGGCGATCGCCCATGCTGTGCCGCTCACTCGGTGACCTGAGCGTCGAGGCCGATCGCGTGGCGGTCGAGCAGCTTCCGCGTGTGGTCCATGCCGGTGAGCAGGCCGCGCGTGCCGCGGTTCACGCCGTGCTCGTCGCGGTACTCGTCGGCGTCGCGGCGGGCAAGGGCGGAGAGTTCGCGGGTGTGCTCGGCGAGCAGGACCAGGGCGGCGGCGAGGGCCTGCTCGGGCGTGCGGTGGGCGTCGTCGAGCAGTACGTCGCGCAGCGTGATCACGACGGGGTGACTGGCCTCGGCGTTGAACGCGAGGGCCGACCGTACGTCGGCGACCCAATCCGCCGTGGGGCGCTGCGCCTGGTCGCGCTGCTCGGGCGTGGTCATGGCGGCGAGGCCGGCCGCGGCGAGGTCGGGAGCGTCGTCGGGCAGCTGGTCGGCGACGGCGGCGAGCAGGTCGTCGAGGCCGGTCGGGCGAGGCGGGACGGGGGCGTCATGAAGGGGGCACGGCGCACCGGTCGCGTACGCGGTGTCGCACGCACCGGTAGGGCTCTCCAGGGAGTTGGCGAGCTGTCGCAGGATGTCGGCGGCCACGGGGCGGGGGAGGTTGCACGCCACGTCGGCCGGCCCGCTGTTCGGGACGGTGACGATCAGGCGGTGAGTGTCGAGCGAGGCGAACGCGACGCGGTCGGGGATGCGGCTCATGGGGTTGGGCTCCTGTCTCGGGTTCGAGGGGTCGAGGTGGTGCTCACGCGCGCGGGAGGGCCCGCGACCGGACGCGCGCCCGGTCGCGGTGCCGGTCAGAACGGGGGCTCGGTGTGCCCCTGGGTCGCCCACGGGTCGCCCTGGGGCTGCTGGCCGTATCCCTGGCGCTGCTGCTGTCCGTACGCCTGCTGGGCGGGCTGCTGGCCCTGCTGGCCGTTGCCGGTCTGCTTGGTGACGGCGGCGGTTGCGCGGAGCAGCGACGGCGCGACCTCGTCGGCCTGTATCTCGTAGCTGCTGCGCTTGCTGCCGTCGGTGGCTTCGTACTGGCGCTGGGTAAGGCGGCCCACGACGATCACGCGGTCGCCGCGGCGGATGGACTCGACGACGTTCTCGGCCTGCTGGCGCCACACGGCCACGCCGAGGAACAGGGGCTCGCCGTCTTCCCACTCGTTCGTCTGGCGGTTGAACTTCCGGGGGGTGTTGGCCATGCGGAAGTTGGCGACGGCGGCGCCGGACGGGGTGAACCTGAGTTCGGGGTCGGCAACGACGTTGCCAAGGAACGTGATGGTGGTCTCGCCACTCATGGTTAGGCGGCCCTTTCGAGGGTGGGGGCGGTGCGGGGGCGGATGGGCGCGACGGTGGCGAGGCGGTCCTCGCGGGCGCGGGCGCGGGCGGCGCGGGCGGCGGCGTTCTTGCACGCCCGGCATTTCCTCGTCCGGTTCTTCGCGCGGATGGTGTTCGCCTCGTCGTAGGCGTGGCCGGCGGGGCAGTGCGTGACGGCGGCGCGGGCGGCGACGTGGTTCGTCGAGCGGAGGATGTTCACGCGGTGCGTGACGGCTTCGAGGTGGGCGGGCGCGACGCACGCACGGCGGCGGCATCGGTGGTCGACCTCAAGGCCGGCGGGTATGGGCCCGTTGGCCTGCTCGTAGGCGTAGCGGTGGGCTTTGACTGTGCGGCCGGCTACGTAGAAGGTGCCGTAACCCTTCTCGTTCTCGGCGGCGTCCCACAGGTGGCAGGGGCCGGGGCAGTCTCGACGGAGTGACCAGGGGCCCGCGGTGTTCACCTTGGCGGCGAACCGTGCGGCCGGGGTGGGCCGGTCCATGGATGTACCTCCGTCGGGATGTAGGTCGTTCCGTGGATGGCGTGATCCATCCACGGATGGAAGATAACGCATGTGGGGCGGCGCCGACCATTCGGATACCGCCCCACCGTGAGCGCTACGCCGCGGCGTCGTTCTCGGGCTCGTCGAGGGTGAGCGTCCAACCCACGGCCGTGAGTTCGTCCGCGACGACCTCGGCCACGTTCCCGGCGTCCTGCACGCCGTTGCCGTGGGCGACCTCGACCGCGGCCCGGATGGCGGCGAGGGCGGCGGCGCACATCATCGCTGCGCGCCGGTCACGTGCCGTGCGTCGCGCCGGCCGCACTGCTCGCGGGCGACCGGCGGGCGCACCATCATGCGGGCGAGGGCGTCGAGGTCGCGCTCGGACTGCTCGGCGGCCGTACGGCGGGCGGCGGTGGCCTGCTCGGTGGCGCGGCGCTGCGCCTCGACGCGGGCGCGGTGCTCGGCCTCGGCGGCGAGGCGACCGGCGAGGCGGGCGGGCCCGTTCACCTCGAACCACGTCGCCCACTGGCCGTACCCGCGGTGAACCTCGACGACCACGTACGCGCCCTGGTCGGCCATGTCGCGCGCGATGCGGCGGGCGGCCTTGCGGTCGCTCGTCGGCTTCACCGCGGGCCGGTCGGGCCGGTCGTCCCACGATCCCGTGATCCGGAAACCGTTCGTGTTCTTCGTGCGGTCGGTCGCCTTGGCGCGGCGGCGGTGCGGGGCGCGGTCGGGGTTCTTCTTGTTCCGGTTCATGCGGCCGGCTCCTTGGGGGCGTAGTGCTGGGCGGTGGCGAGGTCGAGGCGGGACGGGTGCGGGATGGTGCGGTCGGTGCGCCGCTTTCCGCCCTGCTGGCACGGCTGACCAGGGCGGGCCCGACACGTCACGTACGGGCACGTCACGTCGAGCGGGTCGGGCAGTCCGGCGGCGGCGCGGCGCTCACGCTCGGCGCGCGTCTTGCGGAAGTCGGCGAGGGCGTCGGCGACGGCGCGCGGCATGTACTCAACGCCGAGGGCGGCGAGGCGGGCGGCGGCGAACTCGTCCCGTGCGTCACGGGTGCTTCCGCCGGTCAACTCGCGGTACACCGACGGGGCGGCCTGGCCGGTGGCTATGGCCTGCCGGGTGTCGGCAAGGACGGCGCGGTACGCCCGGTGGTCGTCCGGGTCGACCGGCGGAACGGGGTCCGTGTGGCGGCCGAGTACGTCGGCCTTGAAGGCGTGCCACGGGCGCGATACGTCGCTCGGCTGGATGCGGTACGGGCTGGTCGCGATGTGGTGGCGGACGACGTGACCGGCGTGCCAGTCGCGGCCGTCGGGGTGCGGGGCGGTTGTCGGCACGTCGGCGAGCAGGTCGGCCCACTGGTCGAGGCGTTCGTCGGCGTCGGCCTGGTCGGTGGGGGCGAGGCGGGGGTCGAGGCGCACGGCGTAGGCGAGCAGGGCGGCCACTTCTTCGACCATCATCGGGCGTTCTCCTGGGGGTTGAGGGCGGCGGCGAACATGTCGGCGGCGCGGGCCACGCGGCCGGGGCGGGCGACGTCGAGGGGGATCACGTCGGCGCCGGGCGAGGTGGGGGCGCCGTCGGGGACGGGCGGGAGCGCGGTCCAGCCGGGCAGGAAGTACCGAACGCTGCGGGGGCGGCTACGGGCGCGGCCGAACTGCCCGCGGGCGTGCTCGACCAGGGCGGCGACGGCGGTCCGCTTCACGATCGCCTCAAGGCGGAACCACTCGGCGGGGGCGAGGGACCACTCGACAACGACGCCGGCGGCGGTGAGCGCGTCACGCAACGGGACAACGTTCGAGGGGACGGCCGGGGTCGAGTCGTAGCTAGCTAGCTGTACCTCCGTAGGAGGTACAGCGGGACGGGCCGGGTCGGGACGGGGGGACCGTGACTGTTCTTCGCCGTCACGGTGTGACCCGTGGTCCTGACCTGCGATGTCCTCGGGAAACTCGATCTGATTCGCGGACGGTTCGAGATTTTCCGGCGTCGGATCGTCGTCGATTCGCCGACGATTCGCCGACGAATCGAGCGGATTACGCTCCTGGTTCCGCTGCTTTTCGTCCCACTCCTGGGAGTGCCTACGGTGCTCGGCGGCCTTGTCGCGGGCCCGCTTCTGGCGCTCGGCGGCGGCGGCGCGGTCGTCCTCAACGCGCGCACGGGTCGGGTTGTAGGTCAGGAAGTCGTGCATGTAGTAGTCGCCGGCGGGCGGCTGCTGGCACTTGGGGGCGGGGCACGTGTGGCCGTGGGCGTGCCACAGACCGGCGGCGACCAGCTTTCGGGCCTGGGGGGCCGTGCCGTACAGCTGGGCGACGACGCCCGGTATCACGCCCTCGGTGAGGTGCTGCGCGGCGTAGGCGCCCGCGCGCACCCACAGACCGACCGCGGCGTTACCGGCCTTGAGGGCCTTCGGGTGGCCATAAAACGTGTCGTCGACTTTGAACCACGTCACGGGGGTTGTGCTCCTGTCAGGGGGTAGGCGCCGGCGGCGAGGGGCGTCGGTGGCTCGTCCTCGCCGCCGGGCCGGTCATGGGTGCTGCTGGGCGGCGAGGGCCTGCTCGGCGCAGACCTTTTCGGCCGGCTTGCCCGCGTCGTCTCGGAGGTGTGTCGGGCGTCCGCAGTAGCGGCACGGCCGGGCCGTTCGCGACCAGTGGCGGCGGTCGCGCCAATCGAGCAGGCGCGGCGCGGTCACGTGGTGCGCCACGCGGTCCAGTGGGCGCCGCCGGCGCACTCGAATATGAGCAACTGCACGGCGGGTTCCTGCTCGACCTCGACGGCGGTCTGTCCCGGCATGGGCGCGGGCGGCGGCTCGTTGAGGCGGCGGCGCGTGGCGGCGAGGTCCGCGGCGCTCGCGGGGCTCACTCGTCGCCCCCTGCGGTGATAGCGGCGAGCTGCTGCGCGAGGGCGCCCGTACGCCACGCCTCGGCCGTCGTGTCCTTCCCACCCTTGCGCCACGTGATCGCGTACGTCCTCGCGCGGGTCGGCTTGATGATGACGCCCGGCACGTCGAGAACTTCGCCCGTCACCTTGTCGACCAACTTCGCGGCGCCGGCCGCGTCCATCTCGGCGAGCAGTTCCGCGAGTTTCCACGGCTTGACCTCGCGCACGATGCGGGTCGTGGTCCACTCCTCGGCCGGCCACTGCTTCCGGATGAACCGGGCGAGGGCTTCCTCGTCGGTGACAACGGGGCCCGTCTCGCCCTTGCGGAGTGAGATCGTCGCGACCTGCTCGCCGGTCGGGAGCGAGGCGGCGACGCGCTCGGTCCCGTCGCGCTTCTCGGCCTCGTCGAGGGCCCGTTGCGTGCGCGCCTTTACGTCCTTCTGCGCGGCGGCCACGCGCTCGGAAAGCAGCTTCAAGACGGCGGCCTCGGTGGCGAGGTCCCGCAGCGACTCGGCCGGCTCGGCGACGGCCGGCTCGGCGTCGAGGGCCTGGTCGTCGTCGAGCGGCGGCTCGTGGCCGGCGGCGGCCTCGGCCTCGGCCTTAAGGCGGTTCAGGTTGAGGCGTTCCGTGATCGTGTCGTAGTGGTGCTGTTCGATCGGGTCGGCGAACGTCTGCGCGCTCATGCGGTCGCCCCCTTCGCGGCGTCGAGCAGGTCGTCGCGCATGTCGCGCAGCTGGGCGGCGGTCGCCGCGGCGGGGGCGCCACCGTGGCGCGAGTTGAACAGCTGGTCGGCCTCGGCCCTGTCGGTGACGCCGGCGGAACGGGCGGCGTCGTAGAACTCGCCGAGGGCGGCGGCCTGCTCCTGGTCGACGTGCTGCTCGGCGGCCGGCGGCGGGGTGCCGAGGGCGCCCTCGGCGGCAACGGCGTCCGATATCGAGTGCGGGGTCGGTCCGGTCGGGGCCTGCTGCTTCGGCTTCTGGGCGGCCTCGCGCTTCTTCGCGGCGACCTGGTCGAGGGTGGCGAGGTAGTCCGCGGGGGCGCCGGCCTTGACGGCGGCGGCGCGCACCTTGGCGAACGCGTCCGGGTTCGGCGCGGCCTTGGCCTCGGCGAGGTAGTCACGGCGCTGCTGCTGCTGGGCGGGCGCCTGCTGCTCCCACGGTCCAGCCTCGGCGCGGTTGCTGCGGCGCGGCTGCTGCTGGCGCTGCTGACCCTGCCCGCGCTGCTGGCGCCCCTGCTGGCGCTGCTGGCGCTGCTGCTGCTCGGCGCGGTGCTCGGCCGGCGGTTCCGGGGTGGTGCGGTCGCCGTCGTCGATGCTGCGGCCGTCTACCGGCAGCATGAACAGCGTGAAAAGCAGGTACTTGAGGGCGGCGGACTGGGCCTTGTTCGTGCTCTTGTCGGCGTAGTCGAACGCCTCGCCCGGCACGTCGGCGACCAGGCAGTCACCCGCGGGCCCGTAGACCCGATACCGCATGGTGATCATGGTCCGGGTCATCTTCCCGTCGCGCGTCTGGGAGTGCTCGGCGATCGTCGGCAGGATGAACACGCCGTGCGTGCGCATCGGGCCGGCCATAGCCGACATCACGTCATCGATGCCGCGGAACTGGTAGTTCTGCTGTTCGTTGCGCTGGTCCTTTCCGACGGGCATCGCGTCGCGCATCACGCCGTTGATGGCGGCGAACACACGCGGCGCGTCGGCCGGGACACCTTCGGGGGCGGGCACGTACACCACGTCGGGCGTGCGGACCGGCGCCGGTTCCGGGGCGAGGGCGTGCGCGTGGGCGTGGGCGGTGGGCAGGGTGGTGACAGTCACGGGCGCGGGCTCCTGGTCTTGCTGTGCCGGATGCGACCGGCGAGGCGGGCGATACGGCCGGCGAGGGTGATCGCCGAATCGGGGTCGAGCAGGTCGTCGAGGTCGGCGGCGATCGGGGCCTCGGCGGCCAGTGCCTCGCGGCTCCCGTCGGCGGCGGCGGCGCGCATCGCCCGTTCGTACTCGGGCACGTCGTGTCCGTAGATCGCTCGGTCGAGGGCGGCGACGTTCTCGCCGTGGACGGTGAGCAGGGCCGCGAGGTCGTCGGGCGCCTCGACGTACGCGAGGGCGAGGTCGTCGAGCAGCTGCTCGGCGCGGGCGGCGATCGGCAGGCGGACGGCGAGGCCGTCGGCCGTGAGCTGGGGGCGGATCACTGGTGCAGCTCCTCGGGCAGGGTCGGCACGTCGAGGGCGAGGTCGCCCGTCGCGGTGTCGTAGGCGTGCGGGCGGGTCCAGTCGGCGGCGGGGAACGCGCGCCGCAACAGGCCGAGGGCGGCGCGGCACGCGGGCCGGTCGACCTTGAGCGGCAGGCCGAGCGCGTCGTCGAGCGCGACCCACATCGCGACGCGCTGCTCGCCGTCGCGGTCGGTGCGCACGGGGGCGATCCGCACGCGGGCGGTGCCGGGGGCGATGAGGTCGAGCTGTCGGGCGATCACGCCTGTGCGGGTGCGGTGGTTGGCGAGGTCTTCGCGTGCGGCGCGGGCGCCCTCGACGGCCTCGGCGGCGCGGGGGCGGGCGGTACGCTGGGCGGTGTTCACGATTGGGGCCTCTCGGGGTTCGGTCGGGGCGAGGGCCGTCCGGGTCGCTTCCGGGCGGCCCTCGCGCGTTTCAGGCGGCGGCGCGGTGCTCGACGGCGGGCACCTGGGCGCCTTTCTGCTCTCGTTCGAGGCGGCGCAAGATCAGTTCGACCTCGGGGGCGAGGCGGCCGGCGGCGCGGTCGCGGTCGCGGCGGGCGCGGGCGGCGTCGAGAACCCGGCGGGCGTCGGCGAACGCCTGGTCGCGGGTGACGGTGGGGGCGCTCATGCGGCAGCTCGCTTGACCAGCTGCCCGGTTGACACGCCGTAGTGGTGCTCAACAGCGGCGGCGACGGCGGCACTTGGTGCGGTGCGTCCGTTCCACAGGCGCCACGCCGTATTACGTGCAACCTTCAACCGGCGTGCGGTGTCTGAGGGGGTACGGTCACCCGCCTTTCGGGCGGCAGTGACCAGGGCGGCGCGGTCGTACATACAGGCATCGTCCTTCCGTGGATGACTTGTTCCATCCATGGATGGAACGTTAGCACGACGGACGGGCGTTCGATCGGCATATGCATTTGGAATCGGAACTTCCAAAGTTCGTTGACAGCTGGCATATGCGCGGCAACAATCGGTCATCTGTTCGACTGCATCGGCGCAGCTCAGGGGGGTGAACCGTGTCATTCGTGTGCGTACCGGACGCGATCAAACGATCATGTGGTATCGACGGTCCACGCGCGGTAGGTTCCATCCATGGAACGAACGAACCCCCACAGGAACGACGGCGACCGGGCCACGCCCGAAGAATTCGCCGCATGGCTGAGAGATCAGCTCGAACGCCGCGGCTATGACCTACGACCTAGGGGCGGCGGGCAAACCCGCTTCGCCGCCGACTCAGGCATCGGGCAGGCATCCGTCAGTCGGATGCTGCGGGGTCAGGGAGCACCGGAGACGCGCGTACTCGAAACGCTTGCCGTCACCCTCGAACTCCCGCTCGCCGAGGTACTGGTCGCCGCCGGCATCCTCACCCGCGACGTGTTGCAAGCCATCCGACAACAGACCCCCCGCACAGACCCGTTGACCCCGGAAGCGGCAGCCGCAGAACTGGGCATCACAGACCCCCAGGGAATCGAGCTGTTCGTGTCCTTTACCGAGACCCTGCGAAAGCAGCGAGCCAAGAACGGCGAGGACCGTATCGCCGAGAACTAACCAGCACGGAGGCACAGTGACCCGCCGCTACATGCCCATCCTCGCTACCAGCCTCCTTCTGGTGGGACTGTCCTCGGGCGCCATGGGCCTACTGGGCACCAACGACCATCTGTGGCGGGTCGGACTCTTCTGTGTCCTCACAGCCGTGCCCCTGTTCATCATCCGAGCCGTACACGACTCCCACCAGGTCAGCGACGAACGCCTCGCAACCGCAGACCAGGCCGGATACATGCGCGCCCTTGATCACGTCGCGCGCGGCCTGCTCGACGTACCCCGGACGCCCCCCGGCGGCCAGCGCGACGACCGCGCCGAGCAGGTCGCGGGCAACGTGATCCCACTGCGCCCGCACCACCACAGCCAACCCGAACGGAAGGCACAGTGACTCAACTCGACCTCCCGGCAACCTTTCGAGGCTCGCCGATGGATGAGGACGGCGAGCCGTGGCTCGCGTACATCCGCGTATCCACGTGGAAAGAAGAGAAGATCAGCCCGGAGCTACAGCGGGACGCAATTGCCCAGTGGGCCCGCCGGACCGGGCGCCGCATCATCGGGTGGATTGAAGACCTCGACGTCTCGGGGCGCCACTTCAAACGCAAGATCATGACGTGCATTGAGCGCGTCGAAGCAGGTGAAGCGCGGGGCGTCGCCGTATGGCGGTACTCGCGATTCGGCCGCGACCGCACGGGCAACGCAATCAACCTCGCCCGCCTCCAACAGGCCGGGGGAGAGCTGGAATCGGCAACCGAGCCGGTAGACGCCACAACGGCAATCGGTCGCTTTCAGCGGGGCATGATCCTTGAGTTCTCGGCGTTCGAGAGTGACCGCGCCGGCGAGCAGTGGCGAGAGACGCACGACCACCGAAAGTACAAGCTCAGGTTGCCCGCCCAGGGGCGCAAACGATGGGGCTACGTCTGGCACCGCCGGTACGACGCCGGCACGGGCAAGCTCCAAGAGGAGAGGTACGAGCCGGACGAGACCACCGGGCCCGTGTGCGCACAGCTGTACGTCGACTACGTCAACGGCACCGGATTTAGCGCCCTGTGCGGCAAGCTGAACCGCGCCGGCCACCGCACCACGCAAGGCACCATGTGGAGCACCGAAACCCTGTCGCGCTACATGGACAGCGGGTTCCCCGCCGGCCTGCTCACCGTGCACGACCCCGAATGCCGGTGCCGCAAGACGAACGGCACATGCAAGAAGCACGTGTTCATCCAGGGCGCCCAAGAGGAACTGATCGAGTTCGACCTCTGGGAAAGGTACCGGCAGCGGCGAAAGGAGGTCGCAGCAACCGCGCCACGCTCCCGCGTCGGAATGTACGAACTCACCAGCCTGGTGAAGTGCGCCGGATGCCGACAGGGAACCAGCCTGAACACCAGCAAGCGCGAGGGCCGCAACGTCACGGGATTTGCCTACCGGTGCAGCAAGCGAGCCAAGTCCGGCGGCACCGCGTGCGTGGGGATTCTCGTCGAGCGGGAACACGTCGAAAAGGAAGTGTTCAAGTGGCTGAAGAAGGAGGCCGCGGCGGGCATCGACAAGGCACCCGCGACCAAGGCCACGCCCGAAAAGGACCGCGCCGAAGCACAGGCCGCCAACATGACGGCCCGCGCCCGCGCACAGGCAGAGGTCGACAAGCAGCGCCAGGCACTCGCGAGGCTCCGCGCCGAGCACGCGGCGAACCCGGACGACTTCGGAGAAGGGGAGTACGAAGAGGCCGCCGACCTCATTCGCAAGAAGCGGGCCGAGGCACAGAAGCTACTCGACAGCATCCCGGATGTTGTGCCGCTTCCCCATCGGTCGGAGTTCGTTCCGCTGGTCGTTGGCATCGTCAAGGAGTGGAAGACGTTCAACGTCGCCGAGCGCAACATGACGTTGCGCAAGATCATTCGGCGGGTGGCGGTGACCCGGAGCGGGCCGGGCGTCGAGAACCACGACGTGACGGTTCACCCCTTGTGGGAGCCGGACCCGTGGCCGGACCCGAAGAAGAAAGCTACCGAAAGGTAG